ACCCGGGCGCACCAGACCCACGTCCGGCGGGTACGCGACGAAGGCGCAGTTCGGCTCCCGGCTATCGAGCTCCTCGAACCCCACACCCAACGGCTCCAGCACGTCCATCAGCTTGTTCGCCAAGGCCTGCGCTTCACCCCACTGCTCGTACTTGTCCTGCCCTGTGAACCGTGCGGTCACGGTCACACGGGCCGAGTTCGGCGCGCTGCCGAGTTCGACGGCGAACCCCGTGGTGGAGAAGTACTCGGACGGTCGGAGGCTGGGCAGCGGGGTGAACCCTGCTGCGGTGAGTTGCCGGGTGACCCATGCGACGGCCTCGCTCATGCGTTGTTCCCCTCGCTGCTCACCGGGCGCTCCCACACGTACCCCTCGGCGGGCATGTCGTCGTACTGGCCTGTGTAGTTCATCGCCCACGGGATGTTGCGCTGCCGCCCGAGGCGGACGAGGTAGCGCGGGTGCCACTCGGCGGCCTCGGCCACAGCCTCGATGCTGGCACCACCAGCGAGCGCGCTGAAGACCAGCTTCGCCACGCTGTCGAACGTCTCCCGCCATGTGTCGACCAGCTCGGTTGGCATCGGCGCGCGCCACGGCGGCATGTTCCGATTGTGAGGCGGGCACTCCCGCGCGATGGTGAACTGCTCGGCCAACTCCGCCTCGGGGCGGGTGGAGAACCAGCGGTAGTCCACGTAATCGACCAGCGGCCACCATGGCTTGTCCTTGGCGTGCTGTTCCCAGCGCGCCTTCGTGTCGTTGGTGACGCCGACGTAGAGCAGCGAGTCGTCTGCCGCGCAGGCCCGGTACAGCGCAGTCCGGGTCATAGGGCGCGCCCCTCCGCGATCAGGCGCCTGACGGTCTCTCGGCTGTACCCGGTGGCTTCGATGATCTCTTTCTGCGGCAGGTGGTCGGCGGCTTCGGCGAGGCCCTTGGCGCGCCGCTGCTCGGCTTCGGCGATCGCTTCGTCGTAGGCCTGTCGGATCTTGGTGACGTCGTCTCGGGTGACCATGCCCCCAGTATGCCTAATCGAGTAGGCCTAGTCTACTTGACACGCCTCACGGATTAGGCCTAACCTACTAGGCATAGCCAGTCAGGCACGACGAGGGGGACCACGATGAGGCACACGAAGACCGAGACCACCACCGCCACCCTCACCCGCCTCATCAAGGCCGCCGACCGCCAGCACCCCATCACCCTCGCCTACCTCAAGGAAGAGAAGGACGACAACGGCCGCAAGACCGGCGCCCTCGTCGAGACCGTCCGCACCGTCGAGATCTACGACTTCACCGTCACCGCCGCCGGCGACATCGTCATCAAGGCCATGGACCGCAGCACCGGCGAAGCCCGCAGCTTCCGCCTCGACCGCATCCGCACCTACTCGATCCACCGGACCCGCTACCTCGTCGCCCGCCCCGCCGCCAGCGACAAGCCGGCCCGCACCATCGGCCTCGCCACGGTGACCGTGCTGTACCCCGTCGACTGCCCCATCGCCCACCGCGTCCAACTGCTGGCCGACGCGCTGGCCGCCTGACCCGCCGACACGACAGGATGGACCGCATGACCGACCGAAAGCAGGCACGCGCCATGGACCTCCCCGGATACCCGTGCCCGCCCTCCCTCTCCGCCGTCCCCGCCCACGCTGGCAGTTGGGGCTGGTTCAGCGCCGGGGCCACGGGGCAGATCAACGCCGTCGTAGCGCAAGACACCAGCGGCTACCTCTGGGCCCGCTCCTCCACGCACCTCTCGCCGCAGGCACCGGCGGGCCTCAAGGCCGTGGCACTCGCCGTCTGGACCGAGGACGGCCTCGGCCTCTACCTCGCCCCCGAGGCGTACAGGTACGTGTATCGCGTCGACAACATCGACGAGTTGGAGTGGACCCCGGTCGCCGTGGTGGTGAAGGAGCCGCCCGCGTTCGCGCTCAACTTCGCCAAAGACTGACTGCACCCCGCACAGCAGAGGGCCCCGACCGCCACCCGGTCGGGGCCCTACCTGCGTGCGCACCACCGCCACCCGGTTGCACACGTCGTTACCATCAGACCATGACTACCGGTAACGAGCCACCCGTACCGGCCGAGCAGCCGGACAGCTCGGACCCGGACACCACCCCCGCCCACCTCCGTCGCCAACGCGACGGACGCGGCCGCTTCACCCGCAGCATCAAAACCGTCCGCCGCGACGCCGCAGCCGTCGACTACCTCGCCGACCACCCCGGCACCACCTACCAAAACTTGGCCGACCTCTTCGGCTACTACGACCGCGCCGAAGCCCGACGCGGCGTCGACCGAGCCAAAGCCGACGTCGCGAGGCCCGCCGTCACCAAGCTGATCGCGGACGAGTCGCAGGAGCTTGACGCCCTGTACACCGAGGCCGTCGCCATCCTCCAACGCCACCACGTCACCGTCTCCCACGGCCGGATCGTGATGTGGCGCAACCCGGAGACCGGGCAGGAGGAGCCGCTCGCCGACGACGGCCCGAAGTTGCAGGCCATTCGCGTAGCGCTCGACGTGCGCAAGGCGTACCAGGACCTGTGGGGGCTCAAGCAGCCCAACAAGATCGAACACTCCGGCGGCGTCACCTACCAGGTCATCGGGGTCGACCCCCAGGACGTCGTGTGACGACCACGGTCCGCTTCGAACCCCGCGGCGCCAACGCCGACCTGCTGCGCTGCCGGGACACCGAAGTCGCCGCCGTCGGCCGGGCCGGCACAGGCAAGACGCTGGCCGCGTGCTGGAAGATGCACCTGACTGCGATGCAAGTCCCCAATATGCGGGGCTTGATGTTGCGGGCTACGCACATCTCGCTCACGTCCACCACCCTCGTCTCGTTCCAGAAGCAGGTCGCCGCGGAAGCGTTGGCGGAGGGCAGCGTCCGCTGGTTCGGCGGCTCGGGCAAGGATCCGGCCGCGTTCCGGTACGGCAACGGGTCGACGATCCTGGTGGCCGGCGGCGACAAGCCGGAGAAGTTCCTCAGCGCCGAGCTGGACCGCATCTTCGTGGACGAGGCGGTGGAGATCAGCCTCGACCTGCACGAGACGCTCATCAGTCGTCTACGGGGTAGCGCGAAGACGTACCGTCAGATCCTGTTGACGACGAACCCGTCCCATCCAAGTCATTGGATCAAGCGGCGGGCGGACGCCGGGATCATGCGCATGATCACGTCGACGCATCGGGACAACCCCCACTACGTCAACCGCGACGGGACGTACACCGAGGCGGGCGCCGAGTACATGGCGAAGCTGGACGCACTCACCGGGGCGCGGCGGCTGCGGTTGCGCGACGGGCTGTGGGTGGCGTCCGAGGGTGTGGTCTTCGAAGGCTGGGACGACAGCGTCCACATGGTCGACCGGTTCGAGCCGCCCGCCAGTTGGACGCGCTGGTGGTCGATCGATCTGGGGTACACCAACCCCTTCTGTTGGCAGGACTGGCGTGAAGACCCTGATGGCAGGCTCTATTTGGTCCGCGAGATCTACATGACCAAGCGCCTCGCTGAGGACCATGCGAAGCAGATCCTGGAGATCATGCGGCAGAACCCGGACGAGCCGCGCCCCCGCGCGATCATCACCGACCACGACGCGGAGGACCGGGCCACGCTGGAGAAGCACCTCGGCATGAGCACTGTCCCGGCGAAGAAGACCGTGTCCGACGGGATCCAGGCCGTGCAGTCCCGCCTCAAGACGCAAGGCGACGGCAAGCCGCGCCTGTTCATCATGCGCGGCGGCCTCGTCGAGGAGGACAAGACGCTTGCGGACTCGGGCCGGCCGACGCGGACATCGGAGGAGATCCCGGGCTACGTGTGGGCGGTGAAGCCGGGCAATGGGGCCGGGCTGAAGGAAGAGCCGGTGAAGCAGAACGACCACGGCTGCGACTCGCTGCGCTACATGTGCGCCGAGCGCGATCTGGGTGGGCGCACGCGGGTGAGGTGGCTGGGATGAGGAAGCTGAGCATGAACCCCAAGAATCTGAAAGATTTGCGGCCTGCGAGCCTGTTGACAGGAGGATTTACACTCATCACAGCAGGATGCTGGAATATCTTCGGTATGGGCGTTGGTCTCATCGCCGGAGGAGTCCTCACCTGCGTACTCCAGTGGGTGCTCGACAGCGACTAACGCGAACGGGGGTAACCGGTGGGCAAGACGCTCTTCGGCTCCCTCGCCAACGCAGCCAGCAACCTTCGCGCCCGCACCACCGACACCCCCGTCCCCTTCGCCTCCCGCAGCCAGTCCTACGGCCGCGGGATCTTCGGCTCCAGCCGCAGCGTCACCTCGCAGCTCGACGCAATGGGATCCGTCTCCACCCTCTTCGCCATCGTCAACCGCACCGCCAAGGCCGAGGCCAGCGTCGAGTGGCAGCTTTTCCGCAAGGCGAAGTCCGGGAAGAAGGAAGACCGAACCCCGGTCGCCGCGCACGCGGCCCTCGACCTGTGGAACCGGCCGAACCGCTTCTACACGCAGTCCGAGTTCGTCGAAGCCGGCGCGCAGCACAAGCAGCTGACGGGCGAGACCTGGTGGGTGATCGGCCGCGTCGAGGGCGTGGACATCCCGCTGGAGATGTGGCCGGTACGCCCGGACCGCATCCAGCCGGTCCCGGACCCTGAGGAGTTCCTCCTCGGCTACATGTACACCGGCCCGGACGGGCAGCAGGTCGCGCTCGGCATCAACGACGTCATCTTCATCCGCACCCCCCACCCGACCGACCCGTACCGAGGCATCGGCCCGGTCCAGGCTTTGCTCACCGACCTCGACGCGACCCGCTACTCGGCCGAGTGGAACCGCAACTTCTTCCTCAACTCGGCGGAGCCCGGCGGGATCATCGAAGTCCCCGACCGTCTCGGTGATGACGAGTTCGACGAGCTGCGCGACCGATGGAACGAGCAGCACAAGGGCATCGCCAACGCCCACCGTGTCGCGATCCTGGAACACGGGAAGTGGGTCGACCGCAAGTTCACCCAGCGGGACATGCAGTTCGCCGAACTGCGCAACATGTCGAGGGAGATCATCCGCGAAGCGTTCGGCTTCCCCAAGCCGATGACCGGCGCTGTCGACGACGTCAACCGCTCCAACGCCGACGCCGGCGCGGTCATGTTCGCCCGCTGGCTCGTCGTCCCCGACCTCGAAGCC